GTGCACGGCGCCTGCGTGCCGCACGCGATCGAGTGGGTACAGGCCAGGCTCGCGGCTCCCGAACCGGAAGCGAATCGCGAGGACATGGAGAATATCGGCCGTGCGTTCATGGATGCCGTCCACAAGAATTTGCCGGGCTATTCGTGGAGCGAGTGCCCCAGCGAGGTCATCGTCGATCTCGTCAACCAGCGCGATGGCGCCAGAGCCGCGCAACCGTCATCCGGCGAACTCGATCCGTCAAGCTGGTCGACCGAGGAACTTTGGCAGCTCGCCGATCGCATGGGCGCCGAACTCGTGAAGCGTGGCGAACTGGTGCGCAGATCAGCCGCAACACCCAAGGGAGCGGACCATGGCGGGTAGTGGCAGCGAGAAGCGCTCACGAGCGCTCGCGATCGCCGCATACAAGATGCGACGGGAGGGGTACACCAACCGCCAGATCGCTGCGGCAACCGGCAAGAAGGTCGAAGCCGTGCCGGACATGGTGAAGCGCGGCGAGCGGTTGGCAACCGATCACGAATCAGTCTGCCGTCATGGCAGCGAAGCTACTTTGAATAGATGATGTATGGCTATCGCTTGTACCCCTGAAGAACTGATCGAGATCACCGGCAAGAAACAGGGTGCCGCACAGATCCGTGCGTTGCGCGCCATGGGCATCGATCATCTTCCGCGACCGGATGGCAGCGTGTTCGTCCATCGCGGACACGTTGACCATTTGCTCGGAGCGGTGAAATCTAAGTCGACCAAGGCTCTCGATGAGTGGGAGCCGAATTACGGTGCGCTGTACGATGCCACCTAGAAGACGGCTGAAAGAAAACAGAGGGCTGCCGACGCGGTGGCGCCACACCCGCGGTGCGTACTATTACCAGGTGCGCAAGGACGAACGGCCGTTCTTCGACAACAAATGGACCTTCCGGCTCGGGAAGTCTTTGTCGGCTGCGCATGCCGAGTTCGGCAAGCGCCTGGCTGGGATGAAGAAAGCCCAGGAGCAGCAAGGGATTGCGGCCGACGACCCCATACTTCAAACCGTCCTTCAGTTGCTGGATCGCTACGAGCGGGACGTGATCCCTACGAAGGCGCTCCGCACCCAGATCGACAATCGCAAGTACCTTGTCCATCTCCGCAAGTTTTTCGCCGGTCCACCGCCGGCACTGATCGTCCAGATCAAGGCGCGGCACGCGTTCGCCTACGTTGAGTGGCGAGTGAAGGGCGGCGGCGGCAAGCGTGTCGCCAGGCTGGAGTTCGCGCTGCTATCGCACGCCTTCACGCACGCTTTGCGCTGGGGCGCGCCGGGCCTTAACGAGCATCCGTTCATCGAGAAGGTGCGATTCGAAGGCGCAGAGAACTCCCAGGCGCGAGATCGATACATCCAGGATTGGGAACTCAAGGAAGCCCTGAGCCTGCCGTCGTTCCAGAAGCGGGGCTCGGTTAAGATGCTCCAGGCCTACATTCGCATCAAATATATAACCGGCCTGCGGCGTGCCGACATGCTTCGCCTCCGGCCAAGCGATTTCACGGACGAAGGTATCTTCGTGAAGCCGCGGAAAACGGCAAAGACCACCAGTCACCGCAAGACGATCGAGTGGTCGGATGAGCTTCGCGAGGCCGTGGAAGATGCGAAGCGCGCGCGTCCCGTCGATATATCGCCCTGGCTGTTCTGCGACAAGTTCGGCGAGTGCTACGTCGGCGAAGACGGCAACGCGCCCGGGTTCGACAGCATATGGAAGCGTTTCATGTCTCGTCTGCTCAAGGAGACGAAGATCACAGAGCGCTTTCAGGAGAAGGACATCCGAGGCAAGACCGGCAGCGATTCGGAGTCCGATGAAGATGCGCAGAAGCGACTCGGGCATGCAGACGTTGCAGTCACTCGGAAGCACTACCGGCGTCTCGGCTCGAAGGTCAAGCCGCTTAAGGTAAAACAGCTCTGAGATACCCGGCGCCTGCTGTACTATTCCGCTCGAAAAGATCGAGAAAAAATACAGCGGCGCCGGCCTAAATCGGCGTCTCTATAGTACAAACCTAACGCATAAGGAATTGATCGATGTACAGAAACTCGGATTCCGACGCTCTGATTTGTAATCAGTTGGGCTCTAAAAGGCTGGCCGCAGATCCGGCCGCAGCCTGGACCACAGCGGAGACTTCCGCACACCTCTCGCCGGATACAGTAAGCTCCTGTATCCAGAAGAAAAACGCCGGCTTAGCTCAGTTGGTAGAGCTACGGTTTTGTAAACCGTGGGTCGGGGGTTCGAGTCCCTCAGCCGGCACCACATCTGTACTATTAAAAGGCCCTTGTACTATTGCCGGGCCTTCCCAGAGCGTTCTGACCGAGCGGCCGCGAACCGAGCACAAGCCCATCCCACCCGAAACGGGCCTGCTGATCTTCATCTCGATGGCCTTTGCGGCCGTCGTCTTCGTAATCATGGCCGCCGTGCATTGGCTTGGAAAAGACTCGACGCCGGTCGCGGCGGAACCGATCGAGGATCCTGTCAGAGATGCCCAGGAATGGGCGGCCTACCCTCGGCCAGAGGACAAAGGAGATCGATAGCCTCTGGTTTCGCCCAGAAATGCGTGAACTTCTGCGATGGCCCGACGGTTACCTTGCAGCCATGAGCAAAGAGAACCGAAGTATCCGCGGCCGTCCTTTGGACGTTGATGAAGGGGACGTGCCGCTTGAGCACTGTCCGACGTGCGACCAATGGTTCGATCCGCTCGACTTCACCTTGGTGCTCTACCACGGGCTCCAAGATGAGCACGAACCATTGGTCTCGACAGAGAAGCACTGACCCATGCCCGGCCCTCGGCGCGTTCGTCGCCGAACAGCAGTTCCCCCTGTCGACATTCAGCAGCAGCTCAAGTACCGATCGCTCGCGACCGCCGCCGCGCTCGAATGGAAGCGACTCACCCAGGCCGGCCGGCTGGAGGAAGCGGAAGAGAAAGCACGCGAGACGATCAAATGGGAGGCGGAGTGGCACCGGCACGGCGGGACCGGGCATCTGTTCAAATGACGACCTGAAGTACGTACAAGCCGAGGGGCGCACCAAGGCACAACCACCGGTTGCCTTGCCCGTTCAGATGATCGCTCTTATAGTCGAGTGAACATCAAGTACAGTCGTCGGGGTGGGGATGTCGAGATTGCGCAAATGTGCCGACCGCAATACGACCCTGGTCTGTCAGGCGCAGTTCACGCTCGCCGGACCTAGTGCGGGTTCGAACTTTCGTGACGAATCCAGCTTTCGACAGCGAGTCGACTGCGGCCGCCAACGCTCTCTTTTCCGGCTCTATCCTGCATGCGCGCCGCACCTCGTTGAGCAACGCACTCTCCGAGGGTTGAAGCGCGAGATACACCAGCACCAACAGACGCAGCGGACGGCGACCCATCCGAAGGCCGATGTCGCTCGCGTTGGCGTGAGATCCGACAGTAAGAGCAAACCAGTGTCGTAATGCGTCGGCGTCTTGGTTCGACAGACGCTTCGACATTCAGCCGCAGAGCGTACCAAGTCACGAGCACGGACGGGAGACCAGATGATGATTCGAGCCTTCCTCTGGGTCGCGCACGACAAGCCACCTGGCGAACCATCGAACCAGAGGAAGGCGCCTTGACCATGGCGACACGAATCAAAGCCGTCATCGCTCTCGCAATACCCGCTTTCGCGTTGTTGCTGTTCTCCGGTTGGGATTCCGCAGAAGATCCCATGATGGTCGAAGTTCTCCCAATTGAGGGCCCAGATGGAGCCGTGTCCGGCTGGCGGCTCGCCAAATGCACCAGCCAAGACACCCGCAACGACTCTGCATGTCGCAGAGTGTCAGAACGGATCGCGCGGAGTGAGTGCCGTAGCTCGGGATTTCGAATCGCCGAGCTTTTGACGTACATCGAAACTCCGAAGGGCAGTCTCCAGGCTACCCAGGAACACACTTGGACCATCGTCTGCGACCCCAAGGTCAACCGATGAGGCGACTCGACTTCACTACGACTCGTAACCAAAGCCACCTGCGGCGGACGTATATAGAGCGCGCAATCCGATCGATTGCCGACAGCCGCCGCCTGCTCAGATTCGTCATGACCGAGGACACGCCCGAGGATACGGCAAAGCAACTCGCGGACATCACCTCTCGCATGGACGGGATCGTGGCCGCCCTAGCCCAACTGATCGGCAATCGCCCACCTGAAAGCACTCCGCCCGAAGCAACACAAAACGGGAGATGAATGATGCCACCGGCGCTAAGAGATGTTCCTGCACACATTCTCGATGAGGTGATGGAGAGGCTTCGGGAGATGCCCGACACGGATGACCCCCGTTCTATCCTTGACGACATGGGAAAGAGGTTGGCGACATTGATTCAGGACGATGCCTGCGACGAAGCGTTGGATCAGCTCTTGCAAGAGCTGCCGGACGCAGATTATTTCGCGCTCTATCAGTTCAGGAACGGAGCAACGCAGGCTCAGATCGCGGAAGCAATGTGCACGGACAAAAAGACCGTACGTGCATCTATCACTAGAGCGTATCTGTTCCTGAGTCTCGGCTTGCGCGAATCGCCAACCTTAGCGGAGCCAATGGTCGCTCCGCGCCGCGGTTGAACTCACGTCCAGTTCATGACGATCAGCTCGCCTCGAGGAGCGCGCGCCTTCTGCTGCCTGCCGACCGTATAGTTGATTGTGACGCGCTTGATCTCGAATCCCTTGAACGCTTCGCGCATCGGCTTGACATCATTGATCGTGAGGACCGCTTTCCCGCGCATTGATCGCATTCTCTCGGCCAGCAAAGTGTACTGCTCCGGAGCGAATGGAGCGCCATATCCCTCGGTCTGCCAGTAAGGTGGATCCATGAAAAAAAGTGTGTGAGGCCGATCGTACCTCTCGATGCATTCACTCCAGTCGAGCCGCTCGACCATCACTCTCGCAAGGCGCAGATGGGCTGAGCTCAAGACCTCCTCGATTCGCAGCAGGTTCAAGGCCACTGGATGGGTTGTGCTAGTCCCGAACGTCTGGCCTTCGACCTTTCCGCCGAACGCAAGGTGCTGCAGGTAGTAGAAGCGCGCAGCCCGCTGAATATCCGTCAACACATCCCGCGGAGTGATCTGCAGCCATCGGAATATCTCTCGGCTAGTCAGTGCCCATTTAAACTGCCGCACGAACTCTTCAAGGTGGTGCTGCACGCAGCGATATAAATTCACCAGATCGCCGTTCGTGTCGTTCAATACCTCGACCTTCGACGGTTCCTTGGCGAAGAGCAAAGCCGCCGCTCCGGCGAATGGCTCGACATAGCAGGTGTGTTCAGGGAAAAGAGGAAGGATCTGTGCGGCAAGTCGGCGCTTTCCGCCGATCCAAGGGATGATAGGAGCAGAAACGGGAGATACGTTCATTGGAGCCTTGGTTATTGTGGATAGGATCGGGCCCGCTGTGATCACAGCAGAGGGCCTCGTCCTGGCTCCCTGGTCATGCAGGGGGATAAGGGGCTGTCGTGGTGTTAGCGCACCTCGGCAGTCGCCCTCTTCTAAAATACGTGAGGGGCTTACGGAGCGGCGCTGATCCACTCAGCCAGGCGTGCGTGACGGCGCGCACACTCCCGAGCTGCCGCAGCGTTGACGATCGCGCAGTTCATCTCGACCGACGCCTGATCGGCTTCGCTGGCCTCGTCGTACCAGCTCGGAAGAACGCAGCTATTCACCACGCACGGCGCCATGTCCTCGCTCGGCTTCGCACGCGGCAACGCTGGCGGCGTCTCCAGATACCGCGGCGTTGAAACACAAGCGGTAAGTAGTGCCGCGACGAGAATCAGTGCAGACGTCTGCGCTTTGATCATGTTCGGTTCCTTTCGTCTCGAGGAGCTGGAGACCTCGCGTAGCCGCCTGCAGCGCGAGCGCCTGGTCGATGATTTGTTGCTTGAGCTGAGCGTTCTGCGCGGTTGAGGCTTGGTCACGAGCGAGCACTTCCGCAAAGGAAGCGTCGCGCTGCTTGTATGCCGCCTCCGACTTGGCGATCGCCGCCTCGATCGCTGCCTGCTCGGCGGAGTCACGGCGCCAGCCGTTGATGGACCATCCCGCAACGAAGCTCACGACTGCAGCGGCCACAACGATGATCCAGCAGGTGCGGGCGATCATGATTGCGGACTCTCGCTCGAGCTCGTCGCACTCGACCTGCGCACAACGAGCGCAGTGACGGTTGGCGCCACCCACGCGGCGACATAGGCCGTGAAGTAACCCTCGGTGAGCTTGTCGTTCACAGCGAGATACGCGATCACCCAGCTCGTGAGCGCGAACGAGCCCATCATGACTGCCGCTGCCTTCGACAGTCGGCCGTCCTCGCCGATCAGCAGGTCCTCGAGCTTGATCGCACTCGAGCTGCAGCGATCGCGTCGGCGCAGTGAGATCACTGCCACGATCAGCACGATACCCAGGACGACCATCATCACCAGCTTGAGGTTCATTGTTATCTCCCGGTGCCTTGTGGCCTGATCGTCAGGCCATGCTGTTCTCTGCCGAGGGCCGCGCGGAGCTGATCCATGGCATCGCGACTATTCGTGACACAGTCTGCGCCGTGTCGCAGGCCGACTGCGATACAGCCGATCACATCAGCGACGAAGTTCCCCACATGGATCAAGATCGCAGTCCGCCCCCATGCCTGGCCGGCCGGGCGCTGCTGGTAATAGACACCCAAGGGTTCGCTGATCAGCGCATACGTGTTTGGGAACCGCTGCGATGTGTGCGGGATCAACTTGTACTCGCCATCCGGTACGCATGAGAGGCTCGGCTTGCCGCCGGGCCCGTGTGGGTTCGGAAGCCAAGGTCGCTCGATCGTAGCCAGGCGCAGCGACGCGCACGTGAGCCAGCCCAGTGTGCAAAACGGCAGGTATGCAAACCTATCAATCATCACGTCCATGGTCGCGCACCGTCAAGTTACGTCGGGCAGCTGTGTGATATCGGTAAGCAGCAATGCCGGCCGCGATTGCGATCACGCCGGCGAGGCATTGGATGATCGGCAGCGCCTTCACTGCGAGACTGGCAAGCCATCCAATGAAAGAGCTGGCCGCGGCCACATCCGCCAAGCGCGCGCCGTTCATGCCGCCCCCGGGTGGACCGCCATCGGCCGGCCAGTCTCGTCGCCTTGTATCTCCATTCCTTTCGACTGCGCATCGAGCAGCGCACGCCACTCGTCCTCGGAAATGCTGACGGCATCAGATGGCACCCCGGAGCCGTGGACGTCCGGCGTGTAAAACCCGCGAGTCGCTCGACTGTAATAAACGATCATGCAGCTTCCTCAGTATCCAATTGCGAACCAATAGAACGTGCAGCTGATCGAGGCAGCGTTGTGCAACCAGAACGATGAAGCCGACATGTTGCTCACGTAGTCGGCCGACTGCGCGACGCCGCCTGAGCCGATGCGAGTGATCTGCACCGAACGACACGCATTCGGGAAAGCAACCGGGAAAGTCTGCACTTGCGCAGCGCCATGGCTTCCGATTACCCCGGAGATTCCCCACTGGAGAATCACCCCGCCAGGCAGCCTCGCGTAGCCGATGGTCCCCTGGCTCTGAGCTGGATTTGCGAATTGCGTCGTCGCAATCGACGTATTGCTTGTGCCGACCGGTTGCGTCGCCGAATAGGTGGCGTAGCTCGCCTGGTAGACGCTGAAGTTTGCGGGGTTGTAGACGTAGAAGTTGGTCCCGTCGTTGCTGCCGAGCAGCCAGTTCGGCTGCCCACCTTGGCCACTCCAAATGATCGAGATCGGAGTTCCGTCCCACCGATACGGGTGCGCTCGACCAGCACTGTTCGCGTAGCTCACGGACTGCGCCCCGATGTTCGCTGTTGTGATCGCGTCCGTGATGCCGTAGCCGGCGACCGTCGTGGGTCTGCCAGTGACACCGCTCCACGGAACAGAGCTGGCCGAGGCGGCGATCGCGGCCTGCGCTGCCTGCGCTGCGTTTCCAACCGTGAGGCCCGGATAGTTGCCGCTCGTGTTGGCCTTGCCCGTGATGCTCGCCTGCACGTAGGCAGTCGTCGCGATCTTATTGCTGTTATCGCCGCTCGCCGGCGTGACCGTTTCGATCGAACCCCACCAGGCCGATAGCACAGCACTCGGTAATCGGTTCGTGTTGTTGTTCTGGAGCGAGCGATAGAGCCGGCCGTTGTCGCCGCGAACGATATCGTCGGCCATGTATGTTTCAGCCGGATCCCAGTCGACGATGCCCCGGCGGCTGAAGTAGCGCACGGCATTCGTGCAGAAGTTGAAGAGCCAGTTGAAGCGCTGCCGACTCGGCGGCGTCGTGCTCTGCTGCCATCCTGCAGTGATCTGCTCGTTGGTCGGCTGCACGATGTCTGTTCCGGGCGCAGCCGTATCCGCCCACGGCGGCAGAACCGGTGGTTTTGTAATCGCCATGAAAACTCCGTCAGGTAGGTGGCAGCGTCGCGCTTGAGGACGCGATGCCGAAGGCCTGCGCCGCCATGTCGGTGTAGATGATCGATCTGATGGCTACGCCGGCCGGGCGCGGCAGGATGTCGAAGTTGGTCAGCAGTGACTGGCCGACGAGCGAGATCGGGCCGTTGATCACGATGTCGAGGTTCATCGTGCCGTCGTCACGCACGAAGCCAGGAACGCCGAAGATGAGCTGCAGGGCGTCCTCGATCTCGTCGGTGCGGCCCTGGTAGTGATTGCGGATGACCCGGGCCTTGAGCACCAGCCGATACTCAGGATCGGCGAGTACCGCGGTCCTGGTGAACTCTTCGCCTTCTTCGTAGAAGCGACCGCCGATCGATGGATTGCCTTCCTCGCCGAATGGCTCGGCCACCAGGTTGTCGGAGAAACCGAAATAGCCGAACTCCAGCACACCCGCAACGACGCGCGACTGGCCAACCCATTCGCCGACGTGGTCGAGCTGCTTCCCGACCGCGTCATCAATGTCGAACGTCTGCGGCAACGACTGGATCGCTGCTGTGATATCGCCAACGGCGCCAGCGATCTCGCGCACCATCGCGACGAACTTGGGCTTGTCACGATGCTGGCTGGTGATGAGCGACGTGTAGTCCATCGTCATCTCAACTCACCGTGAAGGTCACGTTCGCAACGTCGACGACTGGCATCTCGTTGTATGCGAGCGCCAGGTCCGAGGTGCCCGGCGCACCGGCATTCTTGGCGATGGTCATCGCCTTGAGCTTGAACGTCTTCGCGTAGGGACTGCCCAGAAGCTTGGCCGGCTCGGCGAGATCGAAATAGCTCACACCTTCGCCGATCGCCAGCGTGTTGGCGTAGTCGGCAAGCGCTCGCGCGATGAGCGGCTCGGTGCTCACGTTCCAGCCGACGAGAGCCTCGAGCGTCAGAGCGACGTGGACCTGAGCCGGTGTCGGACGAGCGAAAGCCACCACTCGCGACGATCTTTTTGGGCTCACTACCGTCCTCGTAATCGCGCCGAGCATCGACGTGCCCGGCGTCATCTTCAACGCGATCGCCGCTGCGATCGCCGCGATATCGCCGCCCTCAACAAAGATAGCCACGTTCTTGGCGGGGATGCCATTCGCGTCCGTGGCGTTCGTGTTGTTCTCATATCCCCGCAGGCGCGTGACCCCAGCAAGGTCAGCAATGGACGCCAGCACGCCGTCGAGAATACTCGTCGAAGGTGCCGCTACCGATCGAGACTGACGCACGCGTAACGCCGCATCGAGCTCCACAGGCTGGCCAGGAACGGCGGCAGCGTAATTGGTCACCGTCTGCCAGCCGCGCACGGCCGTCTTGATGCGCGTGAGCGTGCCCGGAGCAGCGGTGATCGCGCCGCGCGTCGAGCACGTTGCTGTGACCGTGATCTCGCCCGATGCGGGAATCTCGACCGAGGCGGGCAGCAGCCACGTGTTGCGATTGCTAGCGTCAGTCACCTGGCCGTTGGTGATGGTGATGCCGGCCTCGCCGACGATCGTCACATCGCAGGTCGACGCCGAAGGCACGCGCCTCTTCAGGCCATTGATCTTGACCCCGCTGCTCAGCCCATTGCCCTGCGCCGTCGCCGGCGAGTACGCGTTGTAAACCGCGGCCGCGGCGGCATTCAGATCGGCGAACGCGCGTGCCTGGATCTCGATCCATTGCCCATCCTGGGAGTCGTTACCCAGATAGATGTCCTGGCCGTAGATCGAGCGGTATTGGCCCTGCAGCCAGGCGAGGCACGTGGCGTAGTCATGCACCACGATGCCGGCCGGCGTGATGTAAGGCGCGATCGGTGAAGTCATTCCAAGGTCTCGTTGATGTCCACGGCACCGTAGATCGTTTGCACTCGCGCACTTACGACCAGCCGGCGCCTGTTGCCGTCGTACGTGCTAGCAAAGGTCTGCAGCTCGCTCACGCCAGGCGTGCCGAGGATCCGCTGCTTGATTGCCACATCCGGGTTGCGGCTTTTGTCGAGCACTGCCTCGCGGTACGGCGTGCCATCGTCCAGGTCGTGGAAGCTCTCTCCCTTCCACAGCTTGAGGCGCGTCTTGATCGCCTGTGCGACCGTCTCCGGCGTGTTGGTGTGGAAGTCGTCACCGGTCCCGAAGGTGTAATCGCCATTGGCGTCGAGCTTTCGATAGCGCATGGATTAACTCGCGATAGGCGTCCCGCTCTGGCCTGTGCCAGGCTGGACGTTTCTGTGCGGGTGGTTCACCAAACTCACACCTGCAGCGACGACGTCGGTGCCCGCGGTGACCCGTGCAGGCGTCTGCACGTTGCCCGAGGAGTCGATCGTCACGCCGTTCAGATCGATCCCACCCGGCGCCGCGACCTTGACGAGTTGCCCGGCCGGATCGAGCTGCACGAACGTCGAGCCGTCGTCGGAGCGGAGTTCGGCGGCCGATGTATTCACGTTGAAGGCTCGCGGCAGCGATCGCACCCCGACCAGCGCGAAGCCGTCCGACAGGTTGTGCATGCGGATGTCGCGCGAGTCCTGCACGCCGCCGTTAGCCCACCAGCCATCGATGCAGCGGGACGAAAACACGACGAGACACTCGTCGCCCTTGGCGATCGGGAACGTGAAAGTCGCGCCGCCCCCACCAATCCACTGCACCGGGCAGTCGAGCAACATCGGCATCTGTACGCTCGATGTCTCGCCCGACTCGGAACGAGCACGCCCATTTATCGCCGGTTGCACGTCGACGGTCATTCGAGCCGCATCGAAGCGCTCGACGATCCCGGGCAATGCCGTCCAGAGGCGCGCCTGAAGCGCGCGCATAGCAATCCGCAGCACCTCTTCGTCGGTGCTGAATCGTTCACGTCGATCCATGTCAGTACCGTTTGATGCTTGCGGCTTCGGGCGCGATCGCCGCGCGTGGCGCCATCGCCGGCGGCACAGTGGCATCAACCGCGAGGCAGATCAGATCGCTGAACCAATCGTTTCCGCGCGTGTCGCCGATGTAGTCCCCGATCATCACGTAATAGAGGCCGTCGGCATTCGTTTTGATCTGCTGCCGTTGGAATTCACTCGTTGCCTGCGATCGCACGTCGAGGCCATAGCGATGCAGATTGATGGTGCTGTCGAGCTTCACCACTTGCCCAATCTTGAGCGCCGGGTTCAGCAGCGTGCGCATTTCGATGCCGTTCGCCGTCTGCTCCGGCACACCGACCAGGCCGGTGGCCGAAGAGATCACCGGCACTTCGCCTGGGATGTACGACGTCTTCGGGATGAGCGTCAGCTTGCCGTCCTGGATGCTCCACAGCACATCCTCCACTTCAGCCCACTCGCGCAGCTCGTCGCGTGTGAGGCCGTAGAACACACGGCCGCGCGCGCTGCCATTCTGCGAAAGTTCCGGCGTGTAGCCTTGGCTGATGCCCTGCGCCGCCATCGACTTGACGAAGGCCTGCACGGCGTCGTCGGGCCGGTTGCCCGCTGCGAGCGACAACGCAATCGTCGAATAGTTGTAAGCCTGATCACCGTCCGCCGCTGTGATGTCGATGTATGAGTCCTTCGCGTCGACGCGGCCGCGACGTGCCTGCTTGATCACGCCATCGAAGATCAGGCCATAGTTGCCCTCGTATCCCGCCTGTAGGGCGACGCGCGTGAATTCGTTTCGGATCCTGTTGGCCGTCCGATCGGCGACGTTATAGATGCGCACGTCGGCCGAGTTCGGCGTCTGATAGTCGCCCCGCTTGACTCGAAAGGTCACACGGAAGTCGGACAGGTCCAAGCCCGCGCCGCCGGCGTTGTCGCCGATGATCAGGCTGAACTTGCGGCGATACTGCTGCACGCTCATTCAGTGACCCACCACAGCACGCCATCGGCGCCGAGATTCTCAAAGGTCGGCACGGCGTCGGGATCCGACAGCGTCTGCACCCAGAGCCGCCCGGCGAAGCCGAGATGTTTGTATTGCGCCAGCAGATCGGCGCCAGTGACCACCGGAATCCCGAGCACGATCGGCTTGCCGATCGCGTCAGCGATATCAAGGATCCAGCCACCCTCGTCGACGTTGAGATATCGCAGCGTCAGCTGATACTCAACCTGCCCGAGCGTGACCGTGAGTCGCTGCGGCTGCCCGACAGCGAACGGAATGCGAAAGTAGGACGCCATCAGTTGGTCCACTCATTCGGCGGCACAGCGCCGCCTGGCGCCGGAGTACTCTCGATGACCTGCTGAGGGCCGACGTTCTCGACCTCGGCCGTGCTCGCCGGGTCCGCCTGACTTTCCTTCGGGGGCAACGTCGCGGAGCGCGTGCTCACGATCAGGAGTTCCTCGCACGTCGCGAGCACCGAGAGCACCTGCGACGTCTTCGGATCGCGCGTGGCCTGCAGCGATGTGATCAGCATGTTTTCGTACTGCCTCAGCGGCGTCGCGATCGCGATCGGCTCGCGCGACTCCTGCAGCTTGAGCAGCTGCGAGTAGATGCCGGAGACGTAATCGCTCTTCGACATCGTGCCGCCACGGAAGAAGCCCGTGACGATCCCGAGCAGCGCCTTGAGGCTCGCGTTGCTCCAGCCGCAGCGAATAACAACCTCGGCGGGCTCCTTGTACGCGTGATCGGTTATCGACGCGCCAGCCTCGACGGGGTGCTTCGTCTTCGTGAGCCGGTCCGTGTGGACGGCCTCTACGGTGGTCTGCACCTCGAGGTCGCCGAACTTGCCGGAGACTGGCATCGCCAGCACGTTCGGGAATGTTCTCGCGGTGACCAGCACCTCTTCCATGTTGGCGGCCATTACTGCACCGCTACCTGCAAGTTGCGCACGAGTTCGGCGTTGGCGCGATCACGTGAACGGTCGACTTCACGACCGGCACCCTGCGGATCGGTGCTGCTGATCGTGAAATTGTTCTCTTGGCTGATGTGCACCGCTAACTGACCGCGTTCGCGCGCTTCACGATCGGCGTCCCGCGGCCGCTCGTAGTAGCGAGACACGATCTCACCGGCTTGCCGGGCGTTGGTCGCTGCGCGCAGCAGATCGCCCGCACGCCGCTCTGCGCCGCGTGTCAGTTCGTAAGTGAGGAAGTCGAGCTGCTCGGCCGTGGTCGAGCTGCGGATATCCTTGCCGGCCCACTTGCTGAAAGCTTCCTGCCGATCCGGATGCCACTGCGCCAAGCCGTAAGCCTTGCCACCGTCGCCAACGGCGCGCGGATTCATCGCGCTCTCGTCTTGTAGGTTCGCCAGGATGCCGGCGGCTTCGTGCGACTTCCAGCCAGCCAGGCGCAGATAGGTCATTGGATCATCGATCGCGAGAGCTTCTTTCGCGTTGTCGTTGCCGAAGAAAGCCAGTGTCGCGGCCACCGCCTTGCCGATCTTGTCCTGCGCATTAACTGACAACTTGTCATAGATCGCCGATCCCAGGATTGCGCCAATGCCGCCGGCGCCGCCAATCAGACCAAGTTGCGCAAGAAGCACACTGAAAGAGCTGACCGCTTTCCCTGCCGCTCCAGCAATGCCGAGGCCGAGCCGGCCGAAAGCCGCAGTGAGCGCAACGATTCCGCCGATGATTTCGGCGCCGCCGAACAGCTTCAGCACTACAAGTAGACCGAGCAGGCGCGTGCTCCAGCCGCCCGTTGCCTCGTCCCATTCGATGAATTTGCCGACGAGCCAAGCGATCCACTTCCCGATCTTCTCGGCGACATCGAGCACCTTCAGCGCGATCTCGGCGACGCGATCGGCGACCGCAGGCCCGTTGGTCTGAAGCCAAGTGGTAAGGTCGTGAACACTGAGACCGAGGCGCCGCGAGAGCGCTTCGTAGATCTGCAGCCCGAACGCTTCCACGACCGTCGTGAGGTCGCGCATCTCCATCATGAATTCGTGGGCGTCGACGGTTGCCTTCGTCCAGTCGGTGCCCTCCATGTTCTTACGCATGCGATCGATCTCTTCCTCGAAGCCCGCACTACGCATCGCGCGCAGTGTGTCTTCGGAGATGCCGAGCATGCCCGCGTATTGGTTCGCGAGGTGGTACGGCATATTCCTGAAGCGCTCGCCGAGATCAAGGATCAGGTCGGTTGTGTCGCGGAGTTCGCCCAGTTCGCCGCGCGTCCTGACACCCAGGCCTGTGAGCAAGCCCTCAACACCGGGATTTTCACGAATAGCCCGCGTCAATCCCTGCACTGATTCCAGCGCCTCGCCAGCTTGTGTGCCGAGGTTCTGCATGCCTCTGTCGAAGGCCTTGAGATTCGCGGCGGATGCGTTGGTCTTGATGCTCGCGAAGTACAACGCCTCCAAGTTGGAGGACATGCGCGTCACGCCGGCGGCAACCGCAAGCGCTGTCGCCTCGATCGCCGACGCCAGGCGCACGACGGACTTGGTCGCTTTCTCGATCCCGCCTTCGAACTGGTCGAGGGCGGGCTTGTCGGTCTTGAATCCGAGCGCGACCAGGAACTCACGAATAACGCTACTGTCGGCCACGACGTTACTCCGCGAGTTCTTGAGCGAGGTGCTCGTTGTCAGCGCGCATCGCGAGGTAGTCGTTCATGCGTGCGATATCGGCGAGGTCGAGCGTTCCATCCTTGAGCGACTCGTAGCGGCACATTCCTGCATTGACGGGATGCATCAACCAATCCTCGCCTTCCGGAAGCGAACGCCAGTTCACTCCGTCGGTGCTGTCTCGGGCTGCTGGCTCGTAAGCAGCCCTTGAATAAAAGGGCCGAGGCTGTCACGGATGACGCGCACCACGATCTGCATGGCGCCGCCGAGATCCATGTCATCGAACATCAAGGCCTTCGCTGACGCGCTCCAGATCGGCGCCCAATGATCACCCTGCTGGCGCTTCACGACGGACAAGCACGTGCTGATCACGTACTCGACGTCCTTGTCGGGCAGGCTCGCGATGTTCTCGGCGAAGGGCTGCAGCACCTCGCCAAGGGCGGCGAGATTCTTGGTTAGGCCGCCCTGCATCGCCTGGACCTTTAGGAAAACGGGAATCAGCGGTGGAATGAGCGGAGCAACTTTCCGCTGAACGTGAAATTGCTGGAACACGTCCAACTTACCGGCGCGGTACTGCTTGCCGGCGACATCAAACTCGATCATGCGCGCGGCCCTCTGTTAGTACGTGCCGAGCACGGTGTCGATCTTTACGCTGTCGAACACCCATTCCAGCATCGGGCCGACCTTCGCGTAGACGACACTGGGTTTCTTCTTGAAGGCACAGCTGCGCGCGGTCGTAATCTCGCCAGTGCGAGGAAGCCTGACGACAATGACGTTGTTACCCCAGAGCGCCGGGGCGAGCTGCTGCGCGTTATACAGATGCTGCAGCTTCGCATTCTGCGGCGACGTTTTGAGAAAGCGAACGGTGACCGTGCCCGACTTGTCGGCGTGCATGCTGTGCATGCCTTCGCCGTCAGCGCCGATCGTCATCGTGTTCTTGTCGCCGGCCGGATCGATTGTGATGCCTTCCTCGGCGACGGCTGCACCGTAGCCGAGATCGATCTGCCCGCCGGGTCCGGTCAGCGACGCGGCAACGTCCATAAAGCTGTATGTGTCACTCATCTTTCGATGCTCCAGAAATTAAGAAGCCGCCTCCTGGGCGGCCACATTGAATCGATTCGGGGCAATGGATCAGCGGTTGACGTTGACGATCACGTTGGCCGAGTGGATGGCGCCGGCAAGCTTGATCGCGATCTGGATCACCGGCGCCTTGCGCGCCTCGCGATCCGCCCGCGACTGAGTGGCGACCGGTGCCGCGTAGATGTAGTAACCAGCCGGGAGCGTGTCACCCGGGTTGATCGCGCCGACTCGCGGACCATTCCACACGCCAGGTGCGCTGAGCCCATTCGCGACGCCTTGCTCGCAGGCGACGCTGCACGCCGCGATGAGCTGGGTGACGCCCGGGTCTGTCTGCGGGATCTTCGTCGGGCTCGTGTAGAAGGCGTTGTAGAGCTCCGTCTCAATTGCATTCTGCTGCCAGTCGGTACCGTGCACTTCGTCGAAGAAATAACCATTCGCCATCACGCCTTCCTGCACGATGGCGGTGTCATTGTTGTAAGTGACGAAGACGTTGCAGCTCTTGCTGGCCAGGGCTGCGGCCTGCGTCTCAGTAAGCATCTCCGCGACGACGCCCGGCAGCTGCTTGAACTTCAGTGTGATCGTCGTGTTGCTGCCGTCGAAGTCGACCGTAAAGGCGCGGCCGAAGATCGACGCCGCAGCGTGAGCGTTGCTGCTGCAGAAAAGCGAGAACGTGCGCTTCAACTTCAGCGCCTTGAGTTGGCTCGCCAAGTCATCAGTGCTCACATGGTCGAGCGTGGATGGATCCTGCGTCGTGACACCGAAGATGCGAGAGACGCGGGCGGACTCGATGTAGCCAGCGACCGCGATGTAATCCGCATCCGTCGGCGTGACCGATGCCGCAATCACCAAGCCGTACCACTTGCTCGTCGCGCTGCCCAGAGCGTGCACCGCTGTCAGCAGTGATTCGGCGGCGACGCCCTGGACCGAGTAGCCGCCGGAGTTTGAGCGCAGCCCGAGCAGAGTGGAAATATCGGTGCCAGCGTTCGGGGCACTGGCGAAGCTGACGCCGGAAGTCGGTCCGGTCGTCGCGCTGCGGATAATGAAGCGGCCGTTGTTCGCATCCCAAGTCACCGTCCCAGCGACACCGAGCGCCGTCTGGATGATCGATGCCACGCCGTTCAAATTGGTCACGGTCGAGAAATCCAGCCCTACGAGCGCGTGTACGACGCCGTCCACGGTGACGTTCATGCCACCGCTGATAATCGACGTGAAGTTATCGAGGGCGCGCTGCGCGGCCGATAGGACAGCGCCACGCAACTGGCCGCGCGTGCCTGTTCGCGCCCACCGGCCGACATAGCAGATTTGCGGCTGCGGCGATTGGCTGAAGTACAGCTGCGCCGCTTTGTACTCCGGCGACTCTATGCCGGAGTCCGCCGCGATGCTATCGAGCGAGCTATATGCCCGAAACCGCTCCTGCGTGTCGATCACGTTCGAGTCGGTGAGGATCAGCAGGCTGCCGAAGTTGCGTTCCTGCGCTGCCAGCGGCGACAGCTCGACCGTGACATTGACAACGTTGCTTACAGGTAGACCGGTCATTGTTGAAGACTCCAAATTTATGGCGCTGGCGGCACCGTGATGTACTCATCGATGTGCGTGTCGTCGAACAGGTGAATGTCCGCGGCCGCGATGGTTCGTATCGGGTAGATGTGCGTCGCCTTGCGGCGGAATCGCAGCAGCATGTCGCTGCGGCGTATCCACTGCTGGTTGACGATCTCGGGGATGGATCGGATCGGACCGCACTCGACGAAGCCGATTGCAGACGTCTGCAACGCCTCCATGTTCTGAGGGATCGCGATGCCGTCTCGCAGCCTGGCGGCGAATGCCTGCCGGTGCGGACCGTAGAACGTCGCGAGGACCTCGATCTCTTCATGGCGCTCCGACCTGGTCGCGCCGCTCCCGTCGCCTTCCGGGATCAACGCCGGTCCGGCATCAGGCTCCTGCACCATCACGCCGATCGCGCACCAGTCGACGCCGGGCTCGGGCTGCTTCGGGTTACCTGGCTGCCACCGTGGCCGCACCAGAGAACCAGGCAGGCCTGTGATGTTTCGAACGGCCGCCTGGAACAGCGCGTCGAGTTCCGCGTCTTCTTCAGGCGCAGGGGCGTCCGCCGGCAGCAGGTAACCACCGGTCGACGAATCATTGGCCATGGGGATCAGCTCAGATCGTTGTCTGTACGCGTGCCGCCGCTGAGCGGCAGCAGATCACAGACGGCCCGGCAGAAGCCGCGACCGAAATGGGAGTTGTCATTTACGTCGGCGACGACAAAGCGCCGGCCCTTCCACCGCAGCTCGTCTGCCGTGTGCTCATCATCGCCGGCAATGAGCCGGAACTTCGTGTGTACGATGATCGCACCCTTGACTCGCTCGCCGGTCGGCGTGCGTTCAAGCACGGCGTCAGAATTCGTCGTCACGCAGCCGTAGACGGGCAGCTCGGTCGGCGTGTTGCGTGCGATGCCATCGTCGCCAACGGACTGCACATTACGCTCGCAGACCAGTCGATCGATGAAATCGGGATCGAGCAGCGCATCGGTAACATCGGTGCGGGCCATCAGCTCCGCTTCCTCAGCACGTACGTGATCGCGTTGCGCAACTGCCCGGTGTTGATCAACGGCCGGATTCCCGCGGCGTCTTGCGCCGCCCCCGGCGCCATGCCCTGGGCGATCAGCTCGAGATACTTGATCTCGCTCTTGCGCATCGACTTGGTCTTTCGGCTGCGATGGCGCGCGGCCACCGTGCCCGGCTGAAGCGGCACGAAGTCACCCGTCGTGATCTCGTTGCGAGCGCTGTTCATTGCGACGATGCCGGCATCGTTGAGATACGCGTTTGCCCTCTTTGGGTCGCGGCTCAGTGTAGCCTTTGCTGCCTTCTCCATGTACGCGACGGCCCTTTCCTCGGCCTTCCGCACGCCAGGGACCAGATGCGGTCGCTCCGGAATGTTCGCTTTCGGCGAGCCGTTCTCGTGAATGTAACCAAGGGTCGCATTCGTCATCGGCCCGTCGGTCTCTTCGTCGCGGTCGCTCGTGCTGTCCGGGTATCCGACGAGAACCTGCTGTTGTACAAGCTCAGTGAGGCTTGCAATCACTTGGGACACTGAGTCCTTTGTGACCGTCAGGCGCTTGAGAGTCTTCACAGCTGAATGCCGCCTGCGCCGATCCAGCGCGCCAGCCGGATATATTCCTGGCCGTAACTCGTCGAGTTCCAGAATCCAGCATCCTTCTCAGATACCGCAGCGGAGTTCCAGCTATTCGTGACTTTGTCGACCGTCCTCGAATTCAGCGGCCCCTTGACCTCGCCCGGTGTGCCGCCGACTTCGGATGCTTCCTTGTTTCGGCCCGCGATCACCAGGTGATGTGCAAGTACCAGGCTCACGCCGTGATCATGCAGCTGCCCCCAGCGATCGCCATTGACAATCGCGCCAGCAATCCCGGCCCAGAAATCCAGCACTGCATTGGGATACAGTGCCGGATCCCTGAACTCCGGGAATCGCTGGCGGAATATTTCGGCGACGAACATGGCAGCAGCTTACTTCGACAACGTTTCCTTGTCGCTCTTCTTCTTTCCGCCGTCCTTCGTCTGATCGGTCCCCGCCGCCAGCTCTGCCTTGAGCGAATCGCGTTGTGCGCGGAGCGTTGCGAGTTCCTTCTCTTGTTCCTGAGCCCTCTCGACCAGCGGCCGAAGCTGCTGCACTTCCGCGGCGAGCTTCTCCAGGTCCTCCTCAAGATTAGAGTTCCTGATCCAGAGCCGCGAGTTCTCATCCTTGAGGCGCTGCAACTCCGCCGCGCCGGCCTCCTGCTCAGCTAGGCGTGCCGACTCGGCCTTAGCATCGACCTCCGTCGAGTGAGCCTTCACCCACCAGTGATCGGCGTGTTCAGCGGCAATCTGCTCGCCGAGCACGTACTGCTTTTTCTCGCCGTTCTTCAGCGTGAGCTCGAACGGCGCCGATGCGATAAGTTTCATTGCCTGGTCCTTCGTTGCCAGAGATGCGTTGCCGATCAGATGCCGTCGCGCGCGGCGATGGTCTCCGGATACACCAGCTCCACCACACCGAGGCGGCAGAAGTACGTCGTGAGCTGGCGCAGATCGCGGTATTCCAGCGGCGTGCGCTGCATGGGCACGAGCGGGAAGCGGATGAAGCGCTTGCTCTTCGTGTAGGCGACCATGCGATCGGCGCCAGACTGGCCCGGACCTTGACCGCCTGAAGTCGAGCCTGTCAGCCACTTCAGCGGACGCACATCGAGCGGCTTGCCGTTGACGCGGTTGCTGATGCAATTCTTCGTCAGATACTCCAGAACGCTCTGATTACCGGCGTTGCTGACGATCGTCGCACCGATCTTTGCGAACTTCTCCGGAGGCAGGAGCAGGATCTCCGGGCACACAGCATAGCCGGACGCTTTCCATGCGCTGTTGAGCAACTCGTTCACGTCATCGATCATCTGAGCGGCAGTAGCGGTGCCCCAACTGCCCGTCTGCGCATTCGAGACCGGCATCAATCCGTGATTCAGCATGCCCCTGTAGCCGAGCGCGGTGTCACCCATGTAGACCTGCTCGTCCACGTCCATCTGGTACTTGAGCTGCATGCCTTCGAATTTCTGGGTGTCGACCGGTCGGCCGAGCTTCTGTGCGCTCTCCAACTCCGGGATGGTCCAGCCGAGCTGCATGGCCCACAACGTGAGCGGGGACGGCGTCTTACCGATATCGACACTGACGCCGGTGATCGCGTTCCCGTTCTTGCTGATCCAGGCCTTGCCGGATCCCGGGACGCCAGGCACCGCGCCGAAGGACGAGTTGGTGAACGAGCTGCTCTCGTCACCCATCGACACGTCACTGCGCAGATCGATATCGCGGCTCCACGTGTAGGACGCGAGCGGCATGTTCAGCGTCTGATCGAGGCGCTCGAGCTCGCCAACGAGGAACGCACCGGACGAGTCAACCGTTGCCTGGTCGAACGTCATCAGTCCGTCACGAGTCTGGATCCGCTTGCTCAGCAACGCGACCTGAGCCGCGCGCTGCAGTTTGCTCTTCGAGAAGATCATGTTTCTTTGCTCCAAAAGAAAAGGGCCCACCTCGCGAGAGGTGAGCCCTTTGTGGGTTTCTGGGTTGGCGGCGTTGCTTAGATGTTGAACTCGATCTCGGCGATGCCGTTCGCGTCGGCAGGGCTTTTGAACTTGGCACCGGGCACCGCAATGGTGTTTGCGCCGTCCGCAGCTGCTTCGATGCCGCTGATCGGCTTGCCGGCCGCCGCCGCATCGACACGGATGTACACAGCGCCTTCGTCCGCAGCAGCGCCAGCATTCACCTTCACGGCGGCGTAACCACGCCGAAGCTTGTCCGCCATGCCAGAGGTAGGCGGAACAGCAGTGGCGAGCGGATCGCTCGCGTTCGCGCCCTGTGTCGGAAACGGTCGCAGAAGCAGCGCGTGGACATCATCCGCAGTGTCGCCAGCGCCGATCGGGACGAATTTCCCGGAAACCATCTTTCCGAATAGGCCGTATGCCGGGAACGGCGTCGCGCCAAGCACAGCGGGTTCAATCGTGGTCGCCTGTGACTGACGAGTGATGTCACCCGCCACCCCGTGGCCCATCCGATACAAATATGCAGTCATTGCTGAGTCCTCAGTGAGAGTGGATCGGGTTTGTTACTTCCGGTTCGCCCAGAAATCGGCGTTCGCCTTATTGATGTCGTCGATCGACAGCGGCGGCTTGTTGTCCGTGGTCGCCGCGGCTGGCCGCCCGATACGCTGGTTGTTGCGCGTTCGCATGAGTTCGGCCGTGCCGTTGAACACGCCCAGCAATGCATCGCCGGTCAGCTCCTTCAGCTCGCGTCCCATGAGGAACGGCTTGATGCACTCGGCGCCGGCGTCGGTGGTGTGAGCCTTCTCCAGAGCTGCGGCCATGAGCTGCTGCGCGGCGTCGCCGGCAGCAAGCGCGTCGGTGGTCGGGATCGAGATGCCAGGCGCGAGGATCTCGGCGCGCGCGACGATCTCGCGCACCGCATCGGCTGTGTACACAGGCTGCTTGGCCGCAGACGCGGCGGCAGCAGCAGCAGCAGCGGCCTCCTCTTCGGCGTCCTTCGTGAGCAGCTTCTTGATATCGGCGAGACCCGTTTGCAGCGACGTCAGCCCGGTCTCGACCGTCGACACTCGCTCCACGAGCTGCTCGACGGCGGCGTCGGTCGTCGCCACCGCCTCAACCCGCTCGGCCTCCGCCAGCTCTGCTTCGACAGCAGCCGAATCGTTCGCCTTCATGGCAGTGCGGATGCGCGCCCAGATGGTCCGCTTGTCCGAAGTAGTACCTTTCTTGCTCACAGTCGTATCCTCATCTTTGATTGCACAACGGAGACCGGCACGGCCAGTCCGCACGAGGGCGACGTGGTTGCCGATGATGTTTCGCTGAACGTATTTGCCCGGACCGACGCGGTCGTAGTCGCAGTCATAGCCCGCAGAGATCTGCGGGAACTCTCGATTCACATACGCGATCGCGTCTGCCGAGGTGATCAGCAAATCCGCGAGCATCAGATCGCTCTCGCTTCCGTCGCCCCGGCGAACGTTCTGCGTGATGCCGACCGAGTAGCGCTTCCAGTTCTCTGGAGTGACAAACTCGCCGTCCGGGTGATTCACGGTGACCGGCTTGCCCTCGAAGCTCGCCAATGTCTCGCGACGGAACACTTCCTCGGGCAACCGCTCGGCGATGATCTTGCCGTTGCTGCCGGCCTCGATCGGCAGGTCTGCAGAGTCGTAGGTCTGCACGCCGATCCTGGCGATCGCCACACCACGGCAGAGCAGGAAGCCCTCCGGAGTGATCTCGCGCGACTTTCCGAGCGCGGCCACCGTGTAGTAGTCGCGGTCACAGATCTGAAGGCGCATCGTTCTATCCCCGAATGGGCAGCAGTCCCGCAATCGCGAGATACTTCTGATTGTTCGACGTCGCGGCGGCGACCTTGATGTAATAGTTGCAGCCGCACACGCCAGCCTTGACCGGCAGCAGGATCTTGCGCTTCGTCATGTCGTACGCCGGATACCCGTTGAACACGGCGCGCGCGTCACCGTCCGTCCCACTTGTTGCAATGATGGTCAGCTCAATCGGCCCTTCGAGCGTCTCATCAGACGTGAGCACGCCGGACAGATCGAACGTCAGCACGGCCCGCTCGATTGCGTGCTTCGGTGCAAACTCTGGAGTGTGATTCTTCCCGAAGAATGACCAGCGGCTCTTTGCGACCACGAAGCGTGGATCGCTCGCGTATACGCCGACTGGCGGCGTCTCAATAACATCGGTCAGTACCGCGGTCGCCCGGGCCTCGACCTTCGCCTCGGCCAGTAAGTTGATCGAGCTGACCAGGGTGCCGCTCGCGCGTGAGATCGAGCGGGCATTCGCTTCCAGCGATATCCCTGTAGCAAGCGTCGCGATCACAGTTGCTACGTCGATCGCCGCAGCCAGCAGCGGATTGCGTGTCGTGAGATCGCCGCCCGCAGCAGCCAGGGAGTTCGCAGCTCCGCCCAGTCGAATCGATGTCAGCAGCGAACCTGCCGCAGTCACAACATCTTGAGCCGCGCCGCTGACACGTATGTCCGTGCGGAGCGATCCGGCAGCGGTAGCCGTATCCGATGCGATCGCATCGAGGCGGATCTGATTCGAAAGCGCGGCAAGCGAGGCTGTGATCGCGCTCGCTGCGGCATTCAGCGAAATCACGCCGTTTAAGTTCGCTGTCGCCGTCGAAGTGTCGAGGGCGGCGGCCTGCAACTGAATCTGGTTTGTGAGATCCGCGACGGCCGTAGATACGTCGGCTGCCAACGCGCTGAGCGGGATCCCGGTCACCAGTGAGCCGCTCGCAGATGCGATACCGCTCGCGTCTGCGGACAACCCCGCGCCCGTACTGAATGCGGCAGCGACGGTTGCGAGCGCCTGCGCGGCGGCCGCGAGTTCGATGCCGGTGCTCAGCTGCGCCGATGCGCTGGCCGCGTCTTTCGCGTAGCCCACCAGGTACGGCGTGATAACGACCACGCCGAGCGCCCAGCTCGTGCCGTCCCAGAACTGCACCAGCGCCGAGCAGTCGTTGCTGTCGGAGCTGATCTCGCCGTTCGGCGCGATCGCGATATGAGTCGGATCGTAGTAGAGAGTCGTGCCCAGCGTCGGAACCGAATCCAGCCAGAAATTCGGATCGAGCACTCCACCCGGACCGCGATAGAGGTCGCCGGCGAGGGTCACCGTGGCCCAGTTGGTCAGCGCGGCGCTCGAGCTTGACCTCGCAAACGGAGCGGCGTTGATTCGCACCGCCGTCGTCAACGCGGCAACGGATGTCACGACGTCAGTAGC